CGGCGAAAAGGGAACAGAAGTTGAGAACGCCTTGGGTCTTCGTCGTGCCGACTTCAGCCCCGAGCAGTTAGCTCGCTATGGTGAGTACTGCAAGAACGACGTTGCCCTGACGTGGGAATTATTTGGGCAGATGAGCAAGGGCTTCCCACAAGTTGAGTTGCGTCTGATTGATTTGACTGTGCGCATGTTCACTGACCCTGTGTTGCAGTTGGATAGGGACTTGTTGGTTGAGCACCTACTAACAGAGAAGCAACGCAAAGACGAGCTGCTGGAAAATTTTGCCAAAGACGACTTGATGAGCAACGAAAAGTTCTCAGGTATTCTGATTGCGTTTGGTGTCACCCCGCCGACTAAGATCAGTGCAACTACGGGTAAAGAAACCTTTGCGTTTGCCAAGACAGACGAAGCGTTCAAAGCATTACTGGAGCATGAGAACCCACGAGTGCAAGCATTGGTCGGCGCACGCCTTGGCACTAAGTCTACGATTGAAGAAACAAGAACAGCTCGGTTTATCGGTATCGCAGAACGTGGTTCACTGCCTGTACCTTTACGCTACTACGCCGCACACACTGGACGTTGGGGCGGGGACGACAAACTAAACTTGCAGAACCTTCAACGCAACTCACCGCTGAAGAAGGCAATCCTTGCCCCGGACGGATACACGATGATCGATTCAGATTCATCACAAATTGAAGCCCGTACGCTCGCATGGCTTGCGGAACAAGACGACTTAGTGGAGGCATTTGATCGTGGCGAGGACGTATACAAAATCATGGCAACGGCTATCTATGGCAAGGACATTTCGGAGATTACAAAGGACGAAAGGTTTGTTGGGAAGACCACTATCCTTGGGTGCGGGTACGGGATGGGCGCGGCAAAATTCCAAGCGCAACTTAAGAACTTTAATGTCACGATCGAATTGGATGAAGCGAAACGGATTATTGACACATATCGAACTACGTATCCGAAAATTACTGCACTTTGGAAGAAAGCGGGCCTAGCCCTTGAAGCCATACTGCGTAATAGCGCAATGGGATTGGGTAGGGATGGGATACTGAAGATCGAGGGAAACAACGGCATCCTTCTACCCAATGGTTTGTACCTGCGTTATCCGAACTTGCGCATACTTCAGAGTGAGGAAGGCAAAGCTGAGATGGTGTACGACACCAAGCGAGGCAAGGCTACGATACCCAACCGAATCTATGGCGGCAAGGTGATTGAGAACGTATGCCAAGCCTTAGCCCGTATCGTGATCGGTGAGCAGATGCTATTGATTGCCAAGAAGTACAAGGTTGTGATGACTGTGCATGATGCGATTGCTTGTATCGCGCCGACACCCGAGGCTCAGACTGCGCAAGAATACGTAGAGATGTGTATGCGCGTGCGACCCAAGTGGGCGCTTGAGCTACCACTAAATTGCGAATCAGGGTGTGGAAAAACCTATGGCTCTTGCTAAATCTAACAGGCCGTACGGCAGAATCAACAAAGGGCAGAGCATCCCTTACGGCACGCTCGTGGGCGCAAGCAAAGAACTGCGTGAAACGTATTACTTCTATGGGTACAAAGAAGACTCGATGTTGCCCGAGCTACCATGCCCGCCATACGAGGAAGAAACTTACGAGAGCCTTGAAGAAAAGTTGTACAAAAAAGAGTTAGCCGAGCAAGTCAAAGATATGTTGGATAGCCTTACCCCAAGGGAAGCTAAAGTATTACGCATGAGGTTTGGGATTGAGTTGGATTGCGACTACACCCTAGAAGAAGTTGGCAAAAGTTTTGCCGTCACACGCGAGCGCATTAGGCAAATTGAAAATAGAGCAATGCGCAAAATGACGCACCCATCCCGTAAAGATGCGTTGAGATATGTATGGATGCCCGAGGAGTACTACGAAACAACTGAAGACAAACGGCGTGCGATTGAGGCACGCCAAAGAGCATGGCGGGACGACATAGAACGTAGACAACGGATTCATTACAGAGAAAAGACCATGCCCCCTGAGCAGAAGGAGTTGTGGCAAGAACTTAAGCCTGCGTTGCAAGACGCAACGTGGGTTATAAATTTGAAGGTACACAAGCCCGAGATGTACCAAGAGCTAAAAGAGTTGGTAGGCGATCTGTGGGGCATGAGCGCAAAAGACATTTGGAAGAAGTACACAAAGGGATTGGACAGTATATGAAGCAGTTAATTTGGTCGTTCAGTAGTCTCAAGACCTTTCAGCAGTGCCCTAAAAAGTACTATCACACCAAGGTTGCCAAGGATGTAATCGAGGGCGATACAACCGCTACGCTTTACGGCAAGGAGATGCACACAGTTGCCGAGGAATACATCCGAGATAGCACGCCCATACCTGAGAAGTTTGCATACATTAAGTCTTCTCTAGATAGACTAAACGCCATCCCCGGGGAGAAGCATTGCGAGGTAAAACTAGGACTAACCAAAGACCTACAGCCCTGCGAGTTCTCAGCCGAAGGCGTGTGGTGGCATGGGATTGCCGACTTGGTTATCTTAGACCGCGAGAAGAAGCTGGCCTACTCGGTCGACTACAAGACAAGTAAGAACGCACGCTATGCCGACATGGGGCAACTTGACCTGATTGCCGCCGCCTTGTTCGCCAAGTACCCCGAGATTGAGCGGGTCAAGTCTGCGCTTATGTTCGTAGTCAGTAAGGAATTCGTTAAGGCCGAGCATGATGCCAAGATGAAGTCGAGTTATGTTGAAAAAGTACTGCCGACTATTGAGCGACTCGAAGGCGCATTCATGAGCGGGGTTTGGAACCCCAAAACAGGGCCACTCTGCAAGTGGTGTTCAGTGAAGCAATGTGAATATAACAAAGGATGAACTATGTCAGATGATTATGTACGCGCACGTAACACAGACCCCTCGACAAGTCACGAGGCGGCAGATAAAGTAGGGGAGTTCGCCCATGCCCACTACTATCAGATACTACATGCCTTGCTAGACCACGGCCCACTAGGTAAAGATGGTATTGCTAAGATGGCGAACATGAATAGCCGTGAAGATGGCGTTGCTGTATCCCGCCGACTGCCTGAGTTGCAGAAGATGGGTTTAGTATCCCCCACGGGCGAGAAGGTTCAGTCGCGTAGCGGTCGTAACGAACGTGAATGGGCTATCAACGAAGCCGTATATCAAGAAAGAGTTAAACAAAATGCCTTACGTAAACAAACCAAGACCTTATAAAAAGGAATACCAACAGCAAGTTGCCCGTGGTGAGTTGCCTGACCGGATGGAGCGTCAGCGTGCCCGTAATGAGTACGACAAGAAGCACCCCGACAAGAACAACGATGGCACTGCTGATTCTAGGGAAGGCAAAGACATTGCTCACGTTAAGGCGTTGAGCAAAGGTGGCGCTAACAAAGATGGCACGAAGGTGCAATCCCCAACGGCTAACCGCTCGTTCAAGCGTAACTCACAACACAAGTTGGTGACTGAAACAAGCACCAAGGAACGTAAGAAGAAATGACACCCGAGGATAAGTGGTTACTTATCTTTGGTAGTGGATGGGTTGATTGGATGGAAATTCACAACCACGACCAGATGCCGCTTTTTAACGACTTGTATGAACGTGATTTACTTGAGCTAGAACTTGCAAGAAACACAATTAGATTAAAACCAAATGAAACTATCAGAGTATGACTGGCCGAGGCCACATGGCTTCACCCCGTTCGATCATCAGAAGACCACCGCCGAGTTTCTAATCGGCAACCGCAAGAGCTTTTGCTTTAACGAGCAGGGCACAGGCAAGACCGCATCAGTGATTTGGGCGGTGGATTATTTGATGAAAGTTGGAGTAATTAGCCGAGTGCTTATTGTTTGTCCATTGTCGGTGATGAAAGCCGCATGGCAAGAAGATCTGTTTAAGTTTGCTCTGCATCGCACAGTAGCTGTAGCCCACGGCGGAAGAGAGAAGCGCAAAGAAATCATTAACGGCCTTGCTGAGTTTGTCATCATTAACTTTGATGGCGTTGAGATCGTTAAGAAAGAAATCATAGCAGGTGGGTTTGATCTTATCGTGATTGATGAAGCGTCTGCGTACAAGAACGCACAGACCGACAGATGGAGAACCATGCGGGACATTACCAAAGTGGTTAAGGGTCTGTGGATGTTGACGGGTACGCCAGCGGCTCAGTCGCCTGTGGATGCTTACGGATTGGCAAAGCTTGTGAACCCCCAAGGTGTGTCACCTTTCTTTGGTCAGTTCCGCGACACAGTTATGCACAAGATCAGTGACTATCGTTGGATACCTAAGCCCACTGCGGAAGCAACTGTACACAAAATACTTCAGCCTGCTATCCGGTTTGAGAAAGCCGACTGCCTTGACTTGCCCGAGGTTACCGCTGTTGACAGAGAGGCTCCACTTTCACCACAGCAGATGAAGTACTACAACATACTCAAGAAGCAGATGCTCATTGAGGCAGCAGGAGAAGAGATTACGGCTATCAACGCCGCAGTAAAGCTCAACAAGCTCTTGCAAATCTCAGGCGGTGCAGTGTATTCAGACACCGGCGAAGTGATTGAGTTTGATGTGTCTGATCGCCTCAAAGTAATTAAAGAAGTGATTGACGAGTCAAGCCACAAGGTGTTGGTGTTTGTTCCATTCACGCACACGATTGAGTTGTTAACGAAATACTTAATTAAGAACGGCATCACATGCGATGTCATTAACGGGGCTGTGTCTGCTAACAGACGCGCAGAGATTGTCAAAGAGTTTCAAACACGCACTGACCCCAAGGTGCTTGTCATCCAACCGCAAGCGGCATCACACGGGTTAACACTGACTGCGGCTAACACTGTTATTTGGTACGCTCCCACCTCCAGTGTCGAAACGTATCTGCAAGCAAACGCACGCATCGACAGGCCCGGCCAACGCAATCCTATGACTATCGTACACATACACGGAAGCCCGACGGAGAAGCGTTTATATGCTTTGTTGCGTAACAACGTAGCGAACCATAACAAAATAATTGATTTGTACAGAGAAGAATTTTTAAACGCCTCTTGACAATGTCAAAAGTGGTGTTACATTAGAGTTGTGTGGCAGTAGTGGGTAAAGGGTTAGCGCCTTTACAGCCTCAGTATTAGGACGAAACACTGCTTCATGTGGACTGCTACTGCCGCACATTTAACAATTAGGAGAATCAGATGGAAGAAGTTGAAGACAAAGTCACCTCCGTAGACTTGGACAGATTGACCTCAATCTATATCAAGATACGCGACAAGCGGGCGGCAAACAAGAAAGTGTTTGAAGCCGAAGATCAAGACCTCGAAGAGCAGATGAAAGTGTTAGCACAAGAAATGCTCGACGTATGCAAAGACATGAATGCCGACAGCATTCGCACCCCACATGGCACGATCATGCGTTCAATTAAGTCACGGTATTGGACGAACGATTGGGATTCAATCTACGGTTTCATTGAAGAGACCGGAGCATTTGGCCTGTTAGAGAAAAGACTTCATCAAACAAACATGAAAGATTTTCTCGCTGAGAATCCAGACCTTTACCCCAAGGGGCTAAATGTCGAAAGTGAATACACCGTGGTAGTTAGACGTTCTAAAGAAAGCTGAAAATGAGTAACATTACAATCCTCAACGAAGACCTCCCCGACTTTTTGCAAACCGCAGGAGTTAGCGACCTTACACGACAACTTGCTGGTCGTACCGGAGTCAAACGCATCGTGCCTAAGAATGGCATTTTCCGTAAGACAGTCGGCGGCGAAGAGATGGGCAAGGTCAAAGGCAATGTGAATGCCGTCATTGTTAACGCATCCCCTGCTGTGGGCCGTATCTATTACGCAAAACAGTGGAGCCCCGATGCTGAGCCGACTGCACCTGATTGCTTCTCTAACGATGGACGTGCACCCGATGCAGGCTCAGCTAACCCACAAGCAGATCGTTGCGATAGTTGCGGTCAGAATATCAAAGGCTCAGGCCAAGGTAACTCTAAGGCTTGCCGCTATTCACGCCGCATTGCGCTTGTGTTGGAAGAAGACTTCGGTACATCACTTGAAGGTTCAGTCTACCAAATGAACTTGGCATCCAAGTCTTTGTTTGGTGAGAGCGTAGGCGATAACACGCACACGTTTGAAAACTACTCTAAGTACTTGTCCAACAACGGCAAGAGCTTGGACTACGTTATAACGCAAATTAGTTTTAACGAAGACAATGACAACCAGTCTGTGTTGTTTACGCCGACTAAGTACATTAACAAGACGCAGTACGCTGTGACTAGCAAAGTGGCTAACACCCCTGAA